GATAATAACCTAGTACCTACTGATCCCGTATAGGTACAGTTGATGTATACCGTACCAGTAGAGGTTAAGCCCGTGACGGACAAATCTAGTATTGTAGTACCGCTGCCCGTTAAGGCTAATTGCCCTGTACCGTATGCAAGTGTCCTAGTACCTGTACCCGTACTAGTAAAAGTTGGCGCTGTAAGAGTGTAAGTAGTTAAAGACAACGTGCCTGCGGTGAACGTATAATCCCCAGTGGTAGTAATATTGCTACCTAGCAATAACGTTCCAGTTTGATGGGCTACAGCCGCGTTAGTTATTGCCGAACTGCTACCACCTGTATTACTGATCGTAACTTGATTAGACGCGGCTTGAACTTGAATATTGCCTGTACCGACTGTAAGAGTATTGTTATTAAAATCAAACGCCCCGTTTGTTAATAGAAGCTGCCTAGTAGTGCTTAACGTCAGATTACCGTTTAGCTGTACTGTTGCCCCACTAGTATCTACGTTAAACGATGTGGCTTGAGCAATCCCATTACTGGTAATTGTTTGTGTACCGCTTGAACCAACAAAACGTATGCTACTACCGAGCGTAGTTGTACCACTTGTATTGTTGTACGTGTAGTTCCCGTAAAGATTAACAGAGGTTATAGTCTGCGAACCATTTAGGTTAAGGTTACGTATTGAACCAGAAAATGAATACGTAGCTGATCCAGTAGTTTCTATAAGACTAAAATTAACTGCGCCAGCTTCGACAACCCCGGTATTAATAATTGTTTTAGTTACACTTGTCCCGCCACCACTACATTCTACTAGTGATGTACCGGCAATACTTAAATAAATACCATCTGTAACGTTCCAAATAGTCTGCGTGGTATTACCGTTTAGTACAATTTTTCCAGTACCAAAATCAAGAGTTTTTGGCTGAGTTCCTGAACTAGAAAAAGTCCCGTTAGTAGAAAATGTATATGTATTTAGGCTTAGCGCACCGCTCCTTAACGATATGTCAGAAGCGATTAAGTTTTTGGTAAGTAAGAAAGTTCCCGGGTAACCGGAGAAAGTAGCCCCAAATACCATATTGAAAGGGTACGAATACCCAGTGAGGCTGTTTATAGAATACGTTCCTCCGGTGCTATAGAAGTAAAAGTTGGTTCCAGAAAAAGTAGTAGTTCCACTTGTATTAGCATGGGTAAATTCACCATCAATGACAGCAATACCTTGAGGAAAACTTATTGTTTGCACCCCATTGCAGATAAGGTTTTTAAAGGAGGCGTTGTTAGAAAGGCCAGCGTTATTATATACCAAATATGTAACCGTACCGGCAGTCTCAAAGAAACTAAAACTGCATACAGCGTCATTATTGTTGCTGGTATAAATAGTTTTAGTTATAGCTGAGCCACCGCCTATACACTCCACGGTCCTTGAGCCAGTGATCGTAAGCAAACTAGAATAAGTTAAGTCCCATATGGTTGTTACTAGAGCTGTATTTAGTACTATTTTACCAGTACCAAAATCTAACGTTCTAGCCTGTTCAGTAACTTCGCCGCTAACAAAACTTCTAACTGTAAGTGTATAACTACTTAATGAAAATGTTCCTTTATGAAAAGAGAAAGTATTCGATGTAGTTACGTTACTATTTAGTGTAATAGAGTCATTATTTGTTGACGTTAAAGCCCACGGGAACGCGTAAGTAAATCCAGCAGGAGTAGTAATTGTTGCAGAATTACCAACAGGAGTAGAAAATGCAAAAGCCGGAGAGCCAGTGGTGGAAAACGACGTTGTACCCCCCGCCGTAGAATGCGTAAATGACCCAAATATCTGAAGCGAGTTACTAATCGTTACAGTTTGCGCCCCGTTACATGTAAAGTTATATACACTAGGTAAAGTACTTACCGCGCTTCCACTACTAAAAAGATAAGTTGAAGTCCCGCTAGGAGATAACAAACTAAAACTAACTGCTTGTGTAGAGTCAATAACCCCAGTAATAATAGTCTTGGTTACACCTGTGCCTGCACCAGTACATTCAACCAGTCTGGTACCACTTGCCGTAAAATTACTATCGTCGGTTATATCCCAAATAGTAGCCGTAGCGGTACCATTCAGAATAATTTTGCCGGTACCAAAGTCTAAACTTCTAGCCAGAGCACCATTAGAATTAAAAGCACCGCACGTAAGCGTATAGGTGCTCAACGCTAAAGTACCTTCAAGTAATGACACGGTTCTAGTATTACCGACCGTCAAATTACCCGCTAACGTAAACGTAACAGTAGAGTCAACCCCGTTAAAGGTCCAAGGAAAGTTATAAGTAACGCCCGAAGCCGGAGTTATTGTGCTATTTACACCGGAAACTCCAAAAAACTCCCACGTATTAGCTCCGGTAGTAATCGTTGTAGTACGAGTTGTTAAGTGTGTAAAGTTGCCATAAATAGTTAGCGGTGTGTTATTAAGAGTCTGAAGACCGTCTAAAAGAAGGCTTCCAATTCTGTTACCGATTGAGTAAGTTACCGTGCCGGTAGTTTCTAGCAGACTAATATTAATTAGATTAGCCGAGGGCGATCCAGTACTAAATGTTTTAGTGACACCTGTCCCGCCACCCAAAGATTCAACTAGCGCACTACCGGTTATAGTTAGTCCAGTACTAGTAGAAGTATTCCAAATAGTTGCAGTTGCGTTTCTATTAAGAACAATCTTGCCAGTACCAAAGCTTATTGCTCTAGTATTGCTGGTTGAGCTAGAGAAAATTCCACAAGTAAGCGTATAAGTATCTAACGCTAAAGTGCCACTATTAAGGGTTAGAGTTCGTGTAGCAGTAGTTGCCGACAGCGTTAAGTTGCTTAGGAGCGTTTTGGTTCCACCAGCCCCCGTAATCGTGACACTACAGTCCATTGTAATGCCGTTTGTGTTTATCGTTTTAGCAGTTGTAGAGCTAAAAGTAATAGTGCCAGTACTATTCCAAACAGTATTAGCAGTAGTAGACCAGTTTCCGGCTACAGTGAGAGTTGGAGTTGTGCCTGTAGCAAATGTAACTGTGCCAGCACTTACCGTTAGATCGAGACAATTCAACGCGCCCGTCATGGTGACGGTGTAAGTACCCGCTTGATCAAAAAACACCGAATCTGCAGTGGTGGGGACTGATGCACCACTAGCGCCACCGGATGAAGCTGACCAGTTAGTTGTAGAAGTGGTGTTCCATGTACCTGTGCCACCAACCCAGTAACGATTTGCCATTACAGTCCCTCAGTCGGCAGTGAAGTATCAATGTCCTCAATTGGTATTGGAGTATTAATGATTTCGTACCAAACTGCATAACGCTTTTGCTGTATGGCAATAATCTCTTCGGGTGTAAGAGCGTCGTATTCTTCTTGGGTGAAGATAAGCGCATCTTTTAGAACATGCGGTTCTTGCCCAATTTGAAAATTAATTATGACCATACCCGTCTGTTAAACTTCAGTGGTAGCGGCGACAACATCCCATCGAACGGCGTCAGAGTTATAAATACAGCCTACGTAGGTTGTCTTATTAGCAGTAGTCGTTAGCGGTAAAGTAACTCCGATAGCTGTGTACACGCCGTTCCACGATATTGTTTGGGGCGAACCGTTATCTAAAATACGGAATACTAATTTGTTACCGTTAAGGGGGGTACCTGTTGGGGCGTTGATCGTCAACGCAACTGCCTGTGCTGTAACGGAGTATTGGTCGTACGCACCAAGATCTGGTGTGATAGACGCAGTTGACGCTGTGGATGATACGCGAGGATTAAGACGAGTATCTATAACCCCCGCAGTGGCCGTAAATGTACCCGGTATTACAACGTTGTTACTTGCGTTTTCGTAGACTGCTTGCCCAGCCGGGTAAGTACAAAATACGTTCTTCCCACCCGCTGAGAACGAGACAAGGCTACCGCTGTTGGATGAAGACAGTACAGTGTCTCGGGACAATGTTGTTCCCGAAGAAGTATATGTACCAATACCAACTTCCCACTCAGACAGAGTTTCGTGGGCTATCGTGTAGTATGTTGTGTTCGCATTACCAATAGCCGCAAATGACTGATACCCAGTCACTGCACCCGCTAAGGTAAACGTACCCGTACCGGTAGTAGTACTCGTCTCTTGAACGCGATCCGCAAGAACAAGGGCCATGTTAGCCCCCGTTAGGCAATACGAATAATTGCGCTGGTCGAGTTAGCAGCAGGGAATTGGATTGTGAAGTTACCAGCCGTCGAAGACTTGTCACCACCAAAAGCCAGCACCGCCACAGCCTTATCATTTTGCGTCGAGTTGTAAATCAACGCGCCGTTTGCAGTAATAGTCGCCGTCGTCCAAGTCACATCACTGAAGCTCAACCACGCAGTCGTGCTAGTGGAGGTCGGCACTTGCGAAACGGTAAGAACCTGCCCGCCCGTCGTATAGCCACTTCCGTTCGGCACTTCATTGGTCGATGAGTAAACCGTGGTTGAAGCATCAAGTGTAGCCGCCGAAGTAAATAGTGCAATTTTAAACGTATCAGCACTAGTACTTGCTCGGATAATTGTTGTCCCGAAAGCATGAATACCGTCAAGTATTTGCACCTTGAACGATGTGCACATTGCTTGAGAAATAGCCATTAGATGTCTCCAATAAGTTTTGCGATTTCAGGATGCCCAGCTTGCGAGAGTTTGGCAGAAATAGTAATCCGTTCTGATTCCTGCGCCTCCCGAAGATATTGAATAAGCACGTGTTTGATGTGCCCTTTAAACGCACGGGCCTGCTCCGTAATCACCGGATGGCTTTGGTCGCCAACATAGATGATCTTATCGACAGCACGCTCTGCAATTTCCTCAGCCGTAAACCCACGGTTATCCGTGGTAAACACATTTACTCCGCCGAGATTCAATCCTGCATTTATCATGTAACTCTATCCCTAACTTGCCCAGAACGGTAGGCATCCTGACGATCAAGACCATCACCGAGGCGTTTAAGTAGTGCAAGGGACTCTTGATACTTCTGCTCGTAATAGTTCATAAGATCCTGCTCACCCTTGAGGTAAACATAAGCTTCACGAATCGCTCCGTACAGCAGCACTGTTTCAAAATTCTCCCCCAGCCACGATGTACCAGCAGTCACAATAGATGCGGGGTAGTAATAATAATGTAGTTCTGTCGTATATCCTGTGTCTGGAGTAGGCCCCAACAACATCGTATTGTTGTCAAAAATTGCGTAATACTTAGGCTTACCCAAAGTAGTTGGTAGCGGATATGAAGCTCGAATGAAGTTTACGTCTTTATTAAGCAGGTATTCATACTCGCCTGTGACCGGATCAATTACAGCCATTGAAAACGTCGAAAGCCAGTCGGAAGGCAACGACATATATTTGTTGGCTGCGGTCATTACACCAGTCGCGTTCTTACGAATCGCCGGGATCTGAACCGAGTTATATACGCGCTCTTCTGCAAGTTGTACGAACGTAGGAATGTTCGCTACGAATGACGTTTCCGTGGATTCGCAGTACTGCTGTATCAACGTTGTAAGAGTCGCGTAGTTCATCGACTATTAACTCCAGCCAGCGCGGACCTTGCCGTTGTTCTTGAGATTAATTTGTGACACGAACTTCTTACCCTTCGTGGCAGCGCCAGCACCGCGCATATCCATGTGGGTAACGCCCTTGTTCACATCCTTTTCAGGATAGCCGTTCTCACCGGTTGAATCGGTGTTCGACTTAATCTTGCCTACGTCCTTCATGTGACTTACCTCGGGCCACTGTTCTTACGCATCGGGCTACGCTGATTCATGACCTTCGCCATGTTGCGCCCGTACTTCTTCATGTCACTGTTGGTCTTGCCACCAGCACGCATGTTCTTAACAGCCGGATCAGGGTGAGCACCCTTACCCTTTTTCATATGCGCCTTCAGCATGTCTTTAACGCTCATTTCAATCTCCTAGGTCAGTGCGACCGTTACATTGCCCACTAAGCATTGGGCTACTAAATCGTTCGGGGTAAGTCCCGCATCGTCGGCCCTAGCACCACCAACAGGTGCCCAACCCCATTGAATCATTCTACTACCACCGGCCCCATCATTGCCCTCTTCGTAGTAACTAAGATCCGGCCTTGGGTTTCGCAAAGCCTGCGGATCATCAACCGGGTACAGACCCAGCGACAATTGCGGTTGATCGGGCTCCCAACACTCCGGACAAACCAAGATATTGACGTTCTTGGTCTTGATAACCAAAGACTTCAACTGCCGAAGCTTGAACCGGAATCCACACCGGTCGCACTCCGCAATCGCATGTTTGCCACTCGCAAAGCGATTAGGCATCTCAGTACCCGCCTAAGAACGACTCTCTCGGAACAAACCGAACCGCCGCCTTTTCGCGGTCTTCGCCAGCCGCCAAGTCCCAAGCCTCGTTGTACTCCGCCTTCAACAGAGCAGTACGCTCTGCGGCACCGGGGATCTTGAGCGACAACATATAGGCCAAGCCTGCAACCATACAGGGCAGAAATCGGAACGGAACATCCTGTCCATTCACGCCTGTACCGGGGTCCAACATCCTCCGCAAACGAGTATAGACAATCGTCCAAGTCGTCGTGTTGTCAGGCTTAGGCCAAACCGTAAATTGAGGGTACTGCACCACATCCGCAGCACTCGTCGCTCCCGTACGCCGGTTGATCCAGATCTGAATCGGTCGCCCCGTCGCATTCTTGTTCGGAATCGACAGGTAGGTGCTCGACGAAATGCGCGTGATATTGATGTCTTGTTGGTTCGTACCCGACCCAGTGCGAATCACGTGGTCCAGCAG